AGTAAAGGTGGTTATATTGGATCAGCTATCAGAACAGATTATGGTGGAGTTAAATTAAGTAATCCATCTTATGAAAAATATTATAAGGGCATGATTTAATGAGACAGTTTTATTCAAAAGGCACAATGCCTGCAAGAAACAAAAAAAATTTTAGACCCACAAAAAGTGGAGCTGGAATGACAAGGGCTGGAGTTAAAGCTTATAGAAGACTTAACCCTGGTTCTAAATTAAAAACAGCCGTGACTGGAAAAGTAAAAAAAGGGTCAAAAGCTGCAAATCGCAGAAAATCATACTGCGCTAGATCATTAGGACAATTAAAAAGGTCATCTGCAAAAACACGTAACGATCCAAATTCAAGAATACGACAGGCACGGAGAAGATGGAGATGTTAAGTGAAAATAGCAATATTAAACGCACTTGAAGCTAAATACGAAGCACAAATAGCAGAAGCAGACGCTACAATAAACATTTATCTTAATAATTCAGTTGGTATTGGAGAACATCCACAACATATTGAAGAAGTAGATAAACAACTACAAAAAATTTCTGATGCACAAGAAAAATTAGATGCTTTAGAAATGTTTAGAGAAAGGAAAGAATAATGGAAGATGGATTAACAATTGTATCAAAAATACAAAAAACAATGCGTAATAATTTACAAACAGTTGGAGACACTATGATTAGTGGAGGTGTTGACAATATGGAAAAATATCAATATATGTTAGGACAAGCTAGAACATATCAATATATGTTACAGGAAATCTCTAACCTGCTAGATAATAAGGAGCAAAAAGATGAAAAAGGAACAGTTATCGACCTCAACACAAGAGGTCCCAAAACTTAAGACAGCTTTGTTAGATAAAATACAAGCTGAAAAAAAACCGGAAAAAGATTTATCAAAAACTGAAGATAGTAAGTTGCCAGAACCAACAGGTTGGAGACTTTTAGTTTTACCTTTTAAAATGAAAGATAAAACTAAAGGTGGATTATATTTAGGACAAGAAACATTAGAGAGACAACAAGTTGGATCTAATTGTGGAATGGTTTTAAAAACAGGACCACATTGTTATGATAAAGAAAGATATCCTGAAGGACCTTGGTGTAAAAAAGGTGATTGGGTTATCTTTGCAAGATATGCTGGATCAAGAATACAGATCGATGGTGGGGAAGTTAGATTGCTAAATGATGATGAAATTTTAGCAACCATCGAAAACCCTGAAGATATATTTCATCAATATTAAAACATAGAAGGAGTAAACTATGCCAGAAGAAGAAAAACTAAAACAAGAACCCATGGTTGACATTGATACTTCCGGTCCGGAAGTAGAAGTTAATCTTGAAGAAGAAAAACAAGTTGAAGAACCAAAGGAAACATTACAAGTCGAAGAAAAACAAGAAACAGAACCAAAAGAAGAAATAAAAGTTGAAGAAACTAAAGAAGAAGTAAAAGAAGAAACAGAAGAGAAGAAAAAAGAATTAGAAGACTATAGTGATGGAGTGCAAAAAAGAATTGCAAAGCTAACTAAAAAATGGCGTGAGGCAGAACGACAAAAAGAAGCTGCTTTAGAATACGCTAAAGGAGTTAAAGCTGAGCAAGAAAGTTTGCAGACTAAATTAAAAACTATAGAACCTAACTATGTAAGTGCAATGGAGGGTAGAGTAATATCTGGACTTCAAGCTGCGCAATCTCAACTAGCAAAAGCAAGAGAAGCAGGAGATATATCTGCTGAAGTTGAAGCGCAAAAAATGATTGCAAAATTAGGTGTTGAAGAAGCAAGAGTTGCTAATCTAAAAAAACAAGCTGAAGCAAAATCAAAAGAAACTGTTTCAACTCCAACTTTAGATCAAGCAATAGCTCCTAGAACTACATCACCTGATCCAAAAGCAGAAGAATGGGCTGAGAAAAACCCATGGTTTGGAACAGATAATGCAATGACGTATACTGCATTTGATTTACATAAAAAACTAACTGAGGAAGAAGGGTTTGATGCGCAATCTGATGACTATTATAAAGAGATTGATAAACGTATGAGACTTGACTTTCCGCATAAATTTGGTAATACTGAATCAACGGTAACGACTAAGCCTACACAAACAGTAGCTTCAGCAAAGCGAAGTGTAAATTCTAAGTCGCAGAAAACAGTGAGACTCACGCCGTCTCAAGTAACAATTGCTAAAAAATTAGGTGTGCCACTAGAACTTTATGCGAAACAATTAAATATCACGAAGGAGAGATAAGCATATGACAAATAAAAAAATAGACTCCCGTGCGAGCCAAACAAAAATTAAAGAACAGAAAAAAGTTTGGACTCCACCATCATCTTTAGATGCTCCACCCGCACCAGATGGTTTTAAACATAGGTGGATAAGAGCTGAGTCGATGGGTTTTGATGATTCATCAAATATGTCGGCAAAGTTAAGATCAGGATTTGAATTAGTGAGAGCTGATGAATATTCTGATGTTGATTATCCAACTGTTAATGACGGGAAATACAAAGGAGTTATCGGAGTTGGCGGCCTTTTGCTGGCAAGGATACCTAATGAAGTTGTAAAATCGCGCGAGGAGTATTTTAGAAAACAAACTCAAGACCGTAATGACGCGATAGATAACGATTTAATGAAGGAACAGCATCCAAGTATGCCGATCAATAATGATCGACAGACTCGTGTAACCTTCGGTGGTACTAAGAAAAGTTAATTTTTTAACAATTCTTACCAACGAATAAATTAAATCGTACTGGAGGCCTTTCGAGGCAGGTACATAAGGAGATAAAACTATGGCTAACAAAGACGCAGCGTTCGGTTTCAAACCTACAAGACATCTTACAGGTGGATTAATCAGAACGGAAGAATACGCTATAGCGGCAAACTACGGATCAGCAATTTATACTGGTCAAGTAGTTGAAGCAGTAGCGGGTGGCGGTATTGAAGCAGCAGCGGCTGGAGACACTCAACAAGCGGGTGTATTCGGTGGCGTATTCTATACTGACCCAGACACAAGCAAACCTACATTTAAGCCTTTTTATGCAGCAAGCACAAATGCTTCTGATTTAAAAGCTACAGTGTATGCGGATCCTTATATCGTGTATGAAGCACAACATGATGGTACTGGAACAGCGGCGATGAACAATTCTTGTTTTGATTTTGTCGGAGTGGGTGGAAACACTACTACTGGACAATCAACTTCAGAAATTGACACGTCAGAATCTGGAACATCTGGTGGTTTCAAACAAATCGGTATATCAACAGATCCGGACAATAGTGATACGTCATCAGCAAATGCAAATGCATATGTTGTATTTAATACTGGTGAACATATCTTTAAATTAACAACAGGCGTATAATTTTAGAATAGGAGATTAAATTATGGCAATATCACGATCACAACTAGTTAAAGAACTAGAGCCAGGATTGAATGCACTATTCGGCCTGGAATATAAAAACTACGCAGATGAGCATACTCAGATTTTCGATATAGAAAACTCTGACAGAGCTTTTGAAGAAGAAGTGATGTTATCTGGTTTCGCAAATGCTTCAGTTAAACCTGAAGGACAAGGCGTTAACTACGATACAGCACAAGAATCTTTCACTGCTAGATACACTCATGAAACGCTTGCTTTAGCGTTTTCAATCACTGAAGAAGCGATTGAAGATAACTTGTATGACAGACTTGCGTCTAGATATACAAAAGCATTAGCTAGATCTATGGCAAATGCTAAACAAGTTAAAGCAGCAAACGTATTAAACAATGCGTTTGATTCTAGCTTCACAGGTGGAGATGGTAAGGAGCTTTGTGCTACTGACCACCCTATCATAGCTGGAACTTTCAAAAATGAGTTGTCAACTGCAGCTGACTTAAACGAAACTTCGTTAGAGCAAGCTCTTATTGACATCGCAGCAATGACTGATGAAAGAGGTCTAAAAATTGCAGCAAAAGGAACTAAAATGATAATTCCTTCAGCGCTACAATTTACTGCTGAGAGATTGATGAAATCTCAAGGTAGAACTGGAACTGCAGATAATGATATCAATGCAGTCGGTAACATGGGAATGATCCCACAAGGTTATGTAGTAAACCACTACTTAACTGATACTGATGCGTTTTTCATTAAGACTGATGTTCCTAACGGATTAAAAATGTTCGTTAGAGCACCAATCAAAACTGCAATGGAAGGTGACTTCGATACTGGTAACGTAAGATACAAAGCTAGAGAGAGATATTCTTTTGGATTCTCAGACCCTAGAGGTATCTTCGGATCACCAGGAGCGTAATCAAAATAATTTTGTGGCGGGACACAGTTCCGCCACATTCTAATTAGAAAGTAGAATTATGAAAAAATTCCTAGTAAAAATATGGGCTTATGATTATCATGCTTCTTTTGAAGTAGAAGCTAAAGATAATGCTAAGTCTATTGAAAACTCCATCCTTGACAAATTGGGAGAAAAGAGTATAAATTGGGAATCAACGGGAATGTTTTCGACTATTCCTAACAGAATAACCTATGAGGAGGTTATAAATGGTACAAGACCTGTACAAACAAAAAAGGTCCTTGGAGTTGAGGTGGCAACTGGAGTATGAGCAAAATAATAGGTATACTCTGGATATGGTCAGAATTGATGACAAAATTAAAGAAGTTATCACTGACATCAAACTTGAAGAGGCCAAAATTGCAAATAAAGAAAATGCAATTGATAATGCTGCCGCCCAAGTTTC